TCTCGTCCAGCTGGTCGCCAATATCACCATAAGCCGCTTTTCTTGTCGCTCTTACAGAATTATTTGTCTCTTCTGTATTACCAGCCGTTTCATAACTAGCTATTTGTTCGTCTGTTGGTTTATCTAAACCATCGACGCTCCAGCTTGCTATATACGGGCCTTTACCGTCCGAGTCATCCTGTAAAGCCACATTGCCTCCTGGACCGAAATCAGCCGTTTTGCTGTTCGCAGTACAGTATAGCGCTACTTTAGTTGATAGACTTGCCATATAGACCTCCTTTTAAAATTGTTGTCATTCTATTAATTTAAACCCTGTAAAACTACACCCATCATCATGAAAAATAGTTCCTGAATCAGCACTTACATAAACAAAAACTTCAAAATAGTCATCTGCATCTGAATCTACTATCGTTTCTACTGTTACAAAAGCACCAGTAACTTCGCTATTTCTGTAATCAACAACTGATTTTGCTGCAGCACCTAATGAACTACCATTTTTGTAAATTTCCATTACTACATTATTTATTGCATCATTATTTGATTGGTCGTTACTAAAAGTTGAAGTAAGTTTGTATTTACCTGCAACGCCAGGTGTAAATCTGTAATTTGATGTATCGTAAGTATTATCTGAGTCTGCAGTTTCAGTATTAAATTGTACTTTTACATATGCTTGATTGGAAACTGTATAACCACTTGATACATAAGCATTAAAAAAAGGAGTCATGTCCCCACCAAATCCTGTTTGTGTTCCATTGTTTGTTATCGTTGCTCCTGCTGGCACGGTAATTGTTTTACCACTTGCACCTAGTGTTACATTACCTGCTAAGTTTGTAGTAGCACCTGTATTTACAGATACAGTATCACCTGAACTACCAAGCTCTAATGACGTTCCTGATTGTGGATCTAATTTGTCTACGAATAAAGTTCCCATTATATAACTGTCAATGTCCCTTCTACCGTTACGGTGTTAGTAAAGTTTACTGGCCCAGCAAGAAAAGCATTCTGTGCTGATGTTATTGTAACTGTTGAAGTCACTGTTGCCAAGTTTAAATACATGCCATTAAAAGCTGCTGAAATAGCTGTGTGATCTACACTACCTGTTGAAGGTGTTTGAGATCCTACTGCAGCTCCTATATTAACAACATAAGCTGCATCAGATCCTGCCAAAACGTTTGAACCTGTAGATAATTGTGTGCCACTTGCAGTATAATCTACGTCTGGTTTTTGTACGACGTTATTTACAACAAATCTTATTTCTGACGAGTTTGCTACAGGTGTGTTAAGTGTAAACGTAGTAGCTGATCCATTCCCAGTAATTGTCTGGGTAGACATGGATTTGAATTGATCTGTATTAGCTGGACCTGTGTAACCCATGTAACCTCCTACGTGCTTATTGCATCAATATACGATACCCAAGCATCAACTGAAGATGCTGTGTTCGATTTAATTTTTAATACATCGCCATTAGCTATATTTACTTTTGAGCCATCCTGTATGAGCTCATAACCTGAACCTTGCGGTATACTTAAACCTTTAACTAAATGGTAATCATTACCACCAGTAGAAATATATACGTCAACTTGAATTGTTTGTGACACAACGTTTGCTACTCTTATACCAATAAGGGCATCATCTGAATTAGATGTCAGTAGCGAGGAAGCTGAAGTTCCTATATTTCTTGCAAATACTCTTTCAAAATCTTGTGCCATATTAAATCCTTATATCAAAGCGCAATCGACATTGCAATTACAAAGCCAGTAGACGCACCTGCTGACCCACTTGAAGCTGCTGTTACACGACCTTTTGCATCCACAGTAATATTAGCTGAAGTATAACTAGCAGCAGATACGCCTGAGTTAGCAAGAGTCAAAGCACCGCCTGAAGCAATTGTTGCATCGCCCGACAGGTCTACCTCTTCAAAACTTGTTCCGTCTGCAACCAGTATTTTGTTTGCAGTATTAGTTGGTAATTTTAATTTTGACCCAATTGTTAAATCACCGTTTATATGATTAGAAATATTTGTAACATGATTACCCATGTAACCATGAGCTGAACACTGATAATATAATATGTTTGGTGTATTAGCATCTACAGCTATTTGTGTATACGCTCCTGAACTACCAGGTGCTGGTGAACTACCTGTGTTAGTTACACCTGTTGTATACTCTGTATTTTTTTCAGCATCTAAATAAAATCGTAAAGGGTGTCCAGAGTTAGTTGAGTCTGATTGATCAAACCTATAGTAATATTTATCGGTTGTATCTACGCCAGCTAATCGTAATGCTGGAGCTTCTAATCCATCCAAATAATATGCTGCACTTGATCCTTGTCCTTGATACGGATGATTACCAGATTTAGTTGCTACTTTAACAGTTATAAGTTTTGGTGCCGATGATGAACCAAATTCTTCTGGGAATGGCAAACCCACTTTGGCTGCAGGCATTGTACAAAAAATATCTTTTGTACCTGCACTAAAATCTACAGCGGCATCAGAATTAGAACTGTTGATAACATATGTTCTGGTAACAGTAGACGCACCACCATTTAACGTTCCAAAACCAACCTCAAACTCGTTAGCAGTTTGATGTTTAATTGCGTAATAAGTAGTATTGCTACCACCTATACCAGCAGAGAACGTTTCAAAACCACCTACTGCACCTGCAAGTGTAATTGCACCTGTGCCAGTGGTTGTCGTGGTCTCTTTGACCCGATCGTTAAGGATAAAAGCCATTAGCTTACCTTACGATATACGAATAATAGCGTTGTTAGCGTCAGCAGTTGGGAATGTTACAGTGAACGTACCGTTAGATGCTGTGAAATCGCCACCAAAAGCTAATATACAAACTGCATCAGTTGTGCCTGAACCAGCACCAGTAGTGGTGTTGTAAATCATAGCACCGTTAGCTGTAAAGCTAGCTGATGTCCACTGTGCATCAGCAAAGTCAACAAAAGCTGTTGTGCTACTTAGTGATGTACCGTTGTTTGTTAAAGCCAAACCTCCCGCAGAATATGCTGCTCCTGAAGAGTTTGAAATTTCATTTGATGAACTGTAGTCTGTAGTAGCAGCACCTAAACTTGCACTTGATGTGAACAATGCAATTTTAAATGTATCACCACTACCAGACGAAAAATTATGCTTACCTTCCAATAATTCTTTTTTGAAAGAGTTGCATATCGCTGATGATATTGCCATTTATAATCTCCTTATGGTTGTTTCGATTCTAGAGGAAGTCGAAGAACACCATCATAGTATTCATCACGTCTTCTTCTACCTTGTTGTTCAAGTTGCAAGCCCTGTATTGCTTGTTGGTAGCCTTGTTCATAGTATTGAAGCATGTTGTCAGGCCCTTTTAAAAATCTAAATGCTTCACAAAGTGTAGCATAAAGTAAGATTTTAGGGGCGTTTGTGCTCACCCAAGTTTCTGTGTTGGATGATGACAACCCTGTTTCTTGCTTGTTCAAAGCTAATTCAATATTATAAGCAGAATTTGGCGTAGGCGCAAGATATATTGTGTCTTGATCCCACATTGCATAGTATTTTGGTTTTTCCGTAGAATCTCTATTTGGCCAATATTCATTCATAAATGTAATGTCTTTTTGCAGTAAATATTCTCTTACAGGACTTCCACCTGGAGTATAAATTTGTGCTGATCTAACAAAAGCTAATTGTCCTGTGTTGGCACCAGGAAGCGAAACAAACGGATTACCAGATGTAAGAGTAGCAAATTGGTAAGATCTAAATATATCTAAATCAATTTCTCTAAAAATCCTTTTTTCTGCATGTTCAATAAAATCATTTACAATTACATCTGTTAATACATCAGAGGATGTTTCTGTATAATCTCTTATTTGAGTTTGTAATTCTGCAAAAGTTGTCATGATATATTTACCTCTACCTTACCAAGAAAACTATGTAATCTTACTTCTTTGTTATCCTGTTCTGGTTGCATAGTATTTACAATTACTGTTTCAAAAGCACCAGGTGCAGGTATAGGATTAAATTGAGTTACTGTTTGTTTTTTTGCACCAAATATATTTCTTGCTATCATATTTATACCTAAATCAACTGTTGCACTTATGATCTGTGGTTTTGCATTTTGTAACGACTGTGGGTCGGTAGGATGATATCTTGGATCTAATTGTGGATGTTTTGGTTCAAATTCACTTACGTGAACGGTAGAACCATTCCATTCTTTAACCATTTCGTTGTATGGAAAAGCTAAACCAGATCTGTCTGAAATTCTTTTTGCAAATCTACCAGTAGCGTATTTTGCCATTAGTAACCTCCAGAAGGATAGTAACTTTGAGGAGTAAGAAAGACACTTGTTCTTTGTCCATCTTCATCAGCAGCTCTTTTAAATTCATCTTCATATAAAAGTTTTAATGGTTGCATTCTTTCTGGTGCTTTTTTCATAGAAATGTAATAAGCTAAACCAGCTACAAGACATGGAAGAAAACGAAAAGGAATCTCAGAATTATTTGTGTAATCACCAGAATCAGACATACGAACAAGAGCGTAATATATTAGAGTGTAAGATGAATCTGCTGCCGGATATAGATATAGTGTTGGGTTTATCGTACGCTCAAAGTAGAATTGAGTTGGTCTTCCGCTGGTTGTTTTAACAGTGTAATTCCAATAAGTAGCTCTACTAATTGCATTAACTGAATAGTCATTATTACTAGAGTCTCTTATAATTACATCCGTAATATCTACTATTTGTTCTGGTGCATTAGCTCCAGATCCAAACAAACTTGATCCGGTAAGATTAGTTGTATTTGCTGCAAGTGCTTTTTCTTGTTTTTTTACAGTCCATAAATTAATTCCCCTATTTGCCCATTCGGCAAGCATAAGGTTTAAAGAACGTTTTGCAGTTTGCAAATCGTGTCCATTACGAATTTGCAAACCACAACGTTCATAAGCTTCTTGACAGATTTGATCAATTGTCAAATCAAAGCTAGCTGTTGAAGCGTAAGTAGGCACTTATTTTTTTGCCTTTTTCTTTTTACCCTTCATTGCTTTCTTTTTTTTGCCTTTCATAACTTTTCCGCCGCCTTTCATGGCCATCACTTTGCCACCGCCACGCATTTTGTTAATATTTTTCTTTTTCATCACCATTTTGACCTCCGAATATTCGTCTATAGGTTTTATATCTCGATACTACAACGTCTTGATAGTACCCCTCTGGCCACAACTTATAGTAACCAGATTTATGTAGTTTATCAGAAGCTTCCTGCAATAGCGAGAACTTTTGTGCTAATATCATAGAATACATTAAATCGCTTTCAACATCTGGAGGCTCATCGCCGGGTGAAACAAGAAATTCTTGCTCTTCAGCGGTGGCTGGATTACTTGGATGGAACCCCATAAAATAAATGTCTTTTTTATTGTACCAATAATTATAAGCATCGACAGTTTCCTGAAATTGATTAGGCGTATAACTAAAAAAAGGATCGCAAAAAATTAATAAATCATGAGTATCAAAACTAATTTTATTTAAATAACTATTAAATTCTGTTTTGTACCACTTGTGCTTTTTTTTAACTTCAATAACAACTTTTTTATCTTTCCAACTTTTTCTAGCAAAAGGACAAGCTGACATACCTCCTAGGTGTTTATTAGGAACTTCTAAAAAATATTTTGACCACTTACGGACGTCTTGTTTTATTTCTTTTTCTAATTGCATCTTTGCCTCTTTTAAATATATTGGCTACCTGTGATTTACCCATTACTTTAGCTCTTTGTTCACCAACAGTTAAAATTTGAATTTTTCTTGCAAAAGGTTTTTTAATTTTTTTAATTTTTGAAACTGTTCTTCTAGCGTCAGCAGGAGTAGCAAACTTAATAGACACAGTATCACGTGGATTTTCATCAGTATAAAGTCTTCTGCCACTTTTTTTTGGTTTTTTACCCGTGCCAACTTTTGGATCTTTTTTCTTAGGCACTAAAAAATACCTTTAAAACCAAATCCTCTCTGCGCTAGACCTGCTCTTCTTTGATCAGTAATTAAACCACCAGTCGCAGCAAAGGTTTTTACATTTGTTGGTTTACCTCCAACGCCTTGAGCTTTACTTCTTTTTCTTTTTACTGCAGATTTTCTTTGACTTTCACTCATTCTTGCAGCTTTAGCGGCAGGGACACATTTAGGGTATTTTCTTTTTGCGTCTTTTTTTTGTTTTGATCTGCCACATTTTTTAAAACCACCTCCCTTTTTTTTGGCTCCTATGTCAACCCAATCTTGTTCGAACCATTTTTTTAGACTCATGATTTTTTAGTTTTTTTTCTCTTACGTTCCATAACAGCACCACAACCTTTAGCAATACCACCTTGTTTAAAATTTGAAATTTGCTTTCTTTGTTGTGATACCTTGTTAAAGTCTATCACTTCACCACCTGTAGCTTTTCCAGCAGGTTTAGGCCCTTTAAAATCTTTTCTTTTTACACCGCTTGGATCTTTAATTTTACCTGCACATATTTTTGAAGCATAAGCGTTTGCATAAGCGCTAGGATAAACTTTAAATTTACGCTTAGCTGCTGCTTTACCTCTAGGACATAATTTTGTCATGGCTTCCTCGCTGTTTGTTTTGCTCTTTTAAAATTAGCTGCGGTAGGTGCACCTTTAGCTCCTTTTTTACGCATCTTGCCACCACGTTTTCTTTTAGCATGAATGTTAGCATATAAACCTTTTCTCATCCTTGCCCCCTGTATTTGACAAATTGCCTTCTTTTGTTTTTGTTCTTTGGCCTACTGCGAGAAGAACGACCTATACTAGTTCTTTTTTTAACTGGTGTAAAGTATTCGTTGGAAGGTGTTTTAGCCATTATTTACGCTCTATTATCTTTTTTATTTTTAGAACACCTTCTGAATCTGGTTCTAATTCTGCTTTAACTAAACCACATTCATAGCGTATAACATTTGATCTGCTATCAGATAAGTTGCGCTCACTTTCTCTCTTAACCTTGAGGCAGTGAGATAAACCATCTGTCTTCATGAACCCATCCATAGA